ACTAGCTTTTCTTTTTCTTATCACTTCCTGAATCAAATTTATTTTTATTTATTCTTGCTATTTCAAGTTGTTTATCTGCAACTTCTTTTTGCATTTGCAACTTCTGTTGTTCAATACTCATTTTTTGAGATTGTCTTAAATTCTCATTAGATTGCTTATCTCTTGCTAGTTCAGTTTGTTGTCTGTACTGTTCAGACTGTCTTATATCTTTCATTGAATCTTGATAATCAGACATTTCATTTTTGTCAACATCTGAAGCAGCACCATAACCAGCAGCTCTAATTTCAGCAACAGTAATATTATTTTGAAGTTGTTTATCTTGATTTTCAGCTTCAGCTTGGATCATCATCTGTTTTTGTTTCTCTTGAGAAGCTAATTGCTCTTGTTGTAATTGTTGTTGAGCTTGTTGTTCTTGTTGTTTTTGCTGTTGTGTTTTTTCTTCAGATGTTTTTAATACAGTATTAAGTTCAGCAATTGAATCAGACTGAACAATTTTACCAAGATCATATATACTAGCTCCTGCAGTATTATTAGTCATAGCCATTTGTTTAAGTTGTTCAAGAACAGCTCTATGATTTGCTGTAGTAGTACAAAAAATATTTAAATCTCTCATTAATAAATCTGTTCCATTAATTTGAAAATTTACTTTTTCATCAGCTCCTGTTATATAAGTAAGTCTTGATGATGGCTTTGTTGAGTGATAAAACTGTGCTAAGTCAGTTCTCATTTGATGAACTCTAGGCATTAAATAATCACAATGTTGAATAAAGAATACCTCTGTCTGTGCATAAGATGCAGCAGCAGCTTGTTCTACTCCGGTAGCAGTCATTTGAGATAACTGTTGTCCCATTCTTTGAGGATTGACACCTATTACTTCATATGCCTGAGATTTAAAGTAATTTGCTATTTGTATTCTTGACATTAATCTTTCAGTCTGAGATAGATCTAGTTTCTGGAAATGATTAAAGTTTAATGCATTTTCTGTATTTGTTATAGATGTATCTAGAGGAAGCATACCAAAATTCTTCATAGCAACATATGCTTTAGACAAATTTCCTTTCCCCCAGTCTTCTCCTAAAGAATGCCTAGGAAGAGTGTTTTGGTCTAACATGATAATAGTTCCTAACTCATCTACTAATATGTCAGCAATTTGGTTGTTTACTATGTTATATCCAATCTGGTATGGTTTCATTAAATCTAATAAAGCTGTTGACTTAGTATTTCTATCTGAAAAAACTGCTCCTTCTACAGGCAACTTACAACCATATAATGTTGAATCTCCTTTAAATTGAAATTTTAAAGGGCCTATTTTAGTTTTATCAACACCTATGTATATAGGAGTAAAGCCTCCTGGATTATTCATACCCCAATATGATGGAATATTAGGACCTATTTTTACTCCACCCCATACTTCATTAATCCATATCCAATCAAGATGATCTCCATATATTATATTATCTTTTGTTTTATTTTTAAATAATCTATTATCATAAATAGGTTTATTTTCAACAACATAATCTTCTCCAACAATTTCATTAATAACTTCTCCATTTTCTGCTACACTAGTTAAGTGTCCAATTTTTCTTTGTGATTTCCAATATACTGTAGATACTCTTAACAAAAACTCTCCTCCTTCATCTAAATATTCATCACCTTGTAAAAGAATTTCAGAAATTACATCACTACCATTAATTGCATTGCTTCCCATAAAAGAAGTATATTGTCTCATTCCTAATGATGGCATATTAGTATTCCATTCATGAGATTTTGTACCATCATAAAAAGAACCATCATTTTGTATACCAGGAATATTGTATCCAGCAGCTCTAATTGGATAAATAGCTTCTAATGCAGATAATTGTTCTTCTGTCATTATGTAACCATATCTATCAATAACATCTGATGCTGACATCATATCTGTTTTTCCAACCCAATTAGATTGAGAAATATATCTTGAATCTGGTGATTTATGATAAAATGTAATAGCAGGATTCCAAAGTTCTACTTCATAATCATCTTCCATCATTCTGAAATGCCAAAACTCTCTATCTGTAATAAGCATATCTCTGAATCCTCTTTCTTCTAATTCATCCATACCAAATCTTTCTACATCAACTTTATGTTGATGAGTAGCCCATTCTTCTACCATAGACCTATAATCCTTTTTAAAGAATTGTTCTATCTCAGGTAATGATTTAAGATTTTCTGGAGATAATTGTTGTGCTGCTTCTTCAGATTCAGGATCTAAACCTTGTTCCATTAATGCAGCAGTTAGTTTTATTTGAGCATCAGCAAGTAATGTTTCTTCAACCATTGCTCTTTTTTGTTCAATCATATCATTATATGAAAACTCATCAATTGCTCTATAAGTAAGTTTAGTTGATCTTTTTGCAAATTCAGCAACAAGAACATTTATAACATTAGGTATTATTGGATAAAATTTTAATTCTAAAGCTGATGTATCTTCTTTAGTTAGTATTTCTACTACATCTCTATATTCATTATTTTCTTCAACAATATAATCTGATTTATCTATTATTCCTTTTGCTAGTTTATAATTTTTCATTAACCTTCTAGCATTTCTACGGATCTGTTTAAGTCCTTGTAATTCAATCCAATCTAAATTCCAAGCTGCCCATTCTTGAGTTTTATCCTTTTTAGGAATAAATTGTAAAGGTTGTGTAACAGTACCAAGTTTGTTCTGTTCAGTTTTAACTCCATTTTTTGCTTGTATTGCATTTATTATTTGCATGTTTTTTACTTTAAGTTTCTAAAAGCAGATTTATTAAATCCTCTACCTTTTGCAAGATTATTATTTCCCATGTGACGAAACGGACTTCTATCTAATTTAAACAAATTTTCTGACTTTTGCAAGTTTTTTGCTGCATCATCCATAATAACTCTTTTTGCATAACCTCTATTAGATTGTTGTATTCTCATAAAAGCAACTAAAGCTGCAAAAGAAACTAGTCTGTCTACATTGACACCTGCTGCATATTCTCTCATTTCTGTTAATAACATAGGATCTGGTATTCTTTCTATGCCATATTTAGTTCTTACTATAGTACCATCTGTTTTAGTTTCTACATCTAATTCTTCTTTAGTATATTCTATAGCATAATTAAGAAGATGTTGTTTAAATAAGGTTCCAGTATTCTTCCAACCATATTCCTGAAATACATTAGCATTAGCACCTAGATCTTTTAAGAACATGATCTGACTCTTAGGTACTAAGAATCTTTGTTTCTTTCTGGATATCATGTACTGTATAAATAAAGAAATATTATTTTCAATAACTGTCCATGCATTATACCATTCTATAATTAATTCTAATCTCTGGTGTGTTTTATTTAAATCATCAAATCTACCACACCAAGTTGCTACAATTTTATCTGGTTCTATGTAAGTTTCAGTTTCTGTTCCAGTTACTTTTGTAACTTCTACTGGAGCTTTCATTACATATATAGAACATAATGATTCTGATGTTGTTGTTTTTCCTTCAGATACAGGGTCAATTGAAGCATAGTACTGTCCAAATGTTGGATCTTTAATAGGTCTTTCCCATACTACTAATACTCCTGTCTTATCTTCAGTTTTTTTAGTTATTGGAAATTCTTTAATAGGTTGTTTATTAGAATGTTTGACTGAAGGTTTACCATTTTCATCTGTAGAAATATCTAAAAATTCATATGAATATTCTTTTTCCTCAATTCTTCTTTGTTGTGCAGCTACAAGATGTGGAGGAAAAACAGATACAGATCTATGTGCAAAAGCTTCTTCAATATTTCTAGGATGCTGAGATATCCTTAACTGGTAATCTTCTGGAGATAATTCATCTTTCCATTTATCAAACTGTTCATCTAATGCTTTTAATGATTCTTCTATAAGTGAATTACCATAAATATCAATATGTGGTGGCATTGACCATTGTTCAGGAATAAATAAACCTGACAAACCTACAGTACCTTTAGAATCTATAAGATCAGTTTCAATAGCATAAATATCTTTTGATGTAGGATTAAGCATCATATCCTTTAATGGATTACATTGTGATAAATCACCTACTGATCCTGCAGCAATAAACATTCCTGTAGTTGTTAAACCTGATCTCATTGCAGGTCTCATGTACTCATAGGTCTGATCCATCTTTGGTGCTATACCAGCTTCTTCATGAAAGAAATATTTTACTGGTCCACCAACACCATTTGTAGGATCTTTTTCAAAAGACATTCCCTGCATTGTACCTTTTAAACCAACTTCTGCTTTTCTGTCTCCTTTTCTTACTTCAATCTTTTGTTGCCACATTAAAATTTTATCAGGAGACATTGGTCTATACCATGCAGTATGCTCATTTAAAAATGCAGCATATTCTGATAAAAATTTCCATGAACCTTTCTCATTTATATAATCTTTAAGACTGGCACCTATTTTAAGTGTTACTCCTGACTCAAACCAAAGTTGATTAAGTAACTTAGATATATGAAAGTAAGAAGATGCTATCTGACGTTTCTTTAAGATAGCAACATGTTTATAATTAAGTTCTGCAAGTAGTTCATACAGAGCCATATGATACTGGGCATCTCTAATTTTTGCAAAGTCAAACTTCTGTTGTTCTTTATCAAAGATTGGTAAAAAGTTTAACCACATATAGTAGTCTCTTGTAATATACCATTTCTTGGTACCTTTTTTATAGAAGACTCCTTTTCTACATCTTTCTTTTTGATTGTCCCAATAAGTTACAAAGTCTTTAGATCTAAATGGAAATGTACAATATACATTTTGTTCTCTAAACTTTACTGCTTCTTGATTAAAAAGAAAACTTGTATCATCAAACTTATATTTTCCAGGTTCAGAAAATATCTTAGCAATAGAGTTAGAAAATTCTTCTCTAGAATCAAATGATACTGTTGTCCATGTACCATTATCCCAACAGGGTATGTCTTGATATATTTCACTCATAATTAAGAATCATATGCAAGACCTTGACCTCCTCTAACTTTACTAGATTGTTCATCTTGAAGATCTTTGTATACTCCTTTAAATGATGCTCTAATCTGGTCAAAGTTTTTGGCTGCAGCTACTAGTGAATTAATATTACCATCTCTTCCTGCTGTAATCTGTGTAGTCTCCATATATTTAGCTAATCTATCTAACATAGAAGCCATTCCTTTATAAGCTCTTGATGTAGGAGTTTCATACATTCTTTGACAGAACTGTAAGGCAATAAAAATATCATCATCTTCTGTAGAAAACTCAGCATTTATTTCTTTTAATATAATACTTTCTTTATCAATCTCAGGTGTATGAAAAAAAGGATTCATATCTGGATTAGGACAAGTCATATAAAAAAGATATAAATATATGTTAAGATGATCTTCTGGATAGTTATCCATTATATCTTTAAGGGCTTTTAGTGTATAACAATGTTCTGTAGGAATAACCACACCATTCTGAACATCAAATAATCTTACAATCATTTCTTTTTTACTTTATGTTTATTGTCATGCAAATAATGCATAATACTTATTACTTCATCAACTAGATAAGGAACAGCAATTGGAATTACTTCTTTTACTATTGGTTCATTA